TCATAATACTATTTATATCGTTTGTTCGGTTGCTGGTGCTGCGCCAGGTGCTCCGGCTGTGTCGCCGCCTGTTGCTGTGTCGGGCGGTGTGCCTTCTGCGCCTATTTCTGGTGCTTCGTCATCTGCCGCAATATCTTCTGCTCCACTTATGTCAGCACTAATTCCTGCAGAGCTAATTCCTGCACCACGCATTTCTGCGCTTGCATCTGCTGGTGGCTGATTTAGTTCTTCATCATTTTCTTCACGCCACATACGTTCATTCTCTGCAATCTCTTCTGCACTCATTCCTAAGAAACGTTTCATTGCAAAGCGATTTGAAATATATGGAATAGCACTCATTTGTGTGTATGTTGGTACACGAGCATTATCAAGTTCTGATTGTCTATATGCCGCAAAGTTTTGTGGTGGTTCAAATTCTAAGTCAAACATTGCTGTATCAATGTTTACGCCTTTTTCTAAAAGATACCTTTTAAATTCTTGGTTTAAGTCTTCAATTATAAGACCTTGTAAACGTTCACAGTATGTATTAAAACGTAATTCTTGAATAAATGCTGTACCTACTCTACCATCATTATATGATGAAGTTGCGTCATCACCGCCGGTAGGCAAGTAGCTGCTAGGGATTCGTAAGCCACGTACGAGCTTATTAGTAAAATATCTAAGGTCATCAATTTCTCCTAGGTTAGTTCCGCCTGGTAATGTTTCTACTTTTGAGCCTCTTCCTTCTGCGGTTTGTGGAAAGAAGTAATCTTCGTTGATTGACAAAGGATTATAAGAACTGTCTATGACATTGGTACCGCCCCCAGTCGCCGATGGAATACGTCTTTGGTGTATTTCCGTTTTAACACGCTCTACAAATTGCATAGCAAGGTGACTTGGCATGTTACCCACATCAACATAGAATACCCTGCGCTCTGGCGCACGTTGTACTCGATAGATAATAATAGCATCTTCAAGTAATTCTTTTTGTTTGAATACTTTAAATATTGTTTCTAGTAATGAGTTACCAAAAGGAAAGTTATTGTCTAGTCCTTCACTTAATGAAAGATGAACTACATGCTGTGCATCAACAGCAACTTCGCCTTCTTCAATTGCAAAACGTGATCCTGGAGGTACGTTAACGCCGCCAGTCATTCCTCTTGCTCCGCCTGTTTGATAACTTGCACCAGGACTACTTATGTTTCCATTAGTAATATGTGGTGACGTAGCAACCATTTCTTTAAAGTTTAAATTTACATCTTTAATAATATATTGCTCAGGACGCTTGCCTTCACTCTCGTTAACAATAATACGTGTAAGTTTTGCAGGATCAATATGAAACAATTTTTTTGTTTCTGGATCTCTTAAAAATATTGCATCTCCGTACTTGAATACATTACGGAACGTTCTAAACATTCGTGTTTCAAAATTATTAATTTTGCACCACTGTTTTAGGTACTGGCCTAAAATATTAATTTCGTTGTTTGTTGCTGATTTATTATAATGAAAATTAAAATTAGTTCCATTTTCATCATTCTTTTGTGTACAAAATTCAGCAAGGATATCTAGTGCAGCATTTACTTCTGAATCATTATCCATTGTATTGTATTGACCATAACGTTCAACACGGTTTGGACTACCTACATATACATCTGGCAAGTATGATGAATAATTTGATCTTGCTGGTCCTGGACGACCGGCTGCGCCGCCGCCACTAATAGGTCCGTAACTGCCGCTTACATTGTCACCTGTGGGCACTGGGGTAAAATATTTTTTCCAACTCATTTTATGCTCTTCCTAATCCGCTCATTAAATTGCCCGCACTGCGCATTGTTCGAATCTGTTTATTTCCAATATCTTTATGCATAGTATTTATATTAACTAATTGTAACATGGTTTGGTTCAGAATGTCAAGTTTTTCTTCTACCGATCCGCCTTTTGGCATTGTAGCCATAGCTGTTTTAGCCGCTTCTGTCATAGGAGCACCAACTTGTGCCATTTGATCTTGTAATTGCTGTGCTATATCTGGCATTCTGTTCAACATCGACTTCATATTTGGTATAATTGCGCCGTCCATGCCTGCTACAAATGTTTCTGGTCCTAGCTCGCCGATTTTATATGCTTCTCCAGATAGTACGCCACCGCCAATTGCTTTTGGTTTTGGAGGTAAATTATTTAAATTTGTCGGAACTTCAGATGTTACTTCTGGATTAAGTTTTCCGTCAAAAAAGTTTGGATCCAGTGCACCAACAAAAGTACCAATAGCGCCAGTAAGTGCAGTTGCTCCTTGTTCTAATAAAGATACAAATTTGCTGTCAGGACCCATTGCCTCGCCGATATTTTTATTAATTTTTGTAGCACCATTAGCAAGCGCCAACTGTACCTCATTTATCGCTGTTGACATTTCTTGACCTGTAGTCTGTCCAGCTTTTTGGGTTTTAGAAATACTAGTTGTTTCTAATATAATATCGTTAAATGTTCGTACATACGAAGCTGTGTCAGTTAAAGGTTCACCTATTTTTTTTGCATGCTCAGCTACTTGGTCGATTATACCGCCTACTTCTTCTAGATTACCAGCTACCATTTGTGCAATAGGATTTACTTTAGCATATGTAGCTAGTGTTAATCCTTCAGTGCTGTTAGAAAACGCAATAGAAGCTGCTGTTAGTTGCTCACCTAATTGTTTGGCTTTATCTTTGTCGCCGCTCTTAATTGCGTTTGCCATTTCTCGTCCTAGGCGCTCTGCGTCTTTGTTGGTTGCCATAAATGCTTTTGTGCTTTCACTCATAGGCACACCAGTTTGAAGTAGGTCATCTACTAAATCTCTTGCTGCTTTAGGAGCGCCTTGTAATGCTGTTTGGGCTGTTCTGTAAGATTCGCCTGCTCCTTTAATACCTTGTTGCTCTAGCAAACGTAGTTTGGCTTGTGTGGCACCACTACGTTGTCTTTCAACTAATTCGTCGTTCATCCTCTTTAGATCTTTACCAGCAACTTTTGCCATTACATCTAAAGACTCTGCCATTTGTAAAGAACTTTCAAGCATAAGCTGACTGTTCATTGTTCCGTCGGCATTTCTAAATTTAGCATCTCTTCGTTGGAATTCTAAATTTTTCAATATGAATTCATTTGATTCTTGTAAACTATATCCTAAATTTTGAAAACCAACAATAGTATCACCTTCCATCATTGCAGAACTTAGTTGTCTAAAACGTTTTATACCACCAGTAACACCGCCAGCAAAGCCGCCAAGCAATTCTGAATTATTTCCAACCATATTTGCAAAGTCACCTAAGGTCATTCTGGTTTCGGCTGCGGACATACGTAATTCGCCTAGTCTACCTTCAAGACCTGCACCTACTTTAGATAACCCTTTAAATGTATCGTTTGTTTCTTCAAAATATCCAATAACACTTTTAACTTCATCACCAAACATTGCAACAAAAGGTGCTGCAGAAGCTGCATTTTGTGCAAAGTCTCTAACTGTGCCGCCAGCATTTTGAATAGCTTGTTCAGTTTGGCCTAATGATGCTTTGAATGGAGAACCTGTAAGTTTTTCAGATGCAGATGATGAAACGCCACTGCTAGATGCACTATAAGAGCTTGTGGTTTTTCCGCTTTTCGAATCGTTTTGAGCCCTAGCTGTAGCTGCCATACCATCGCGAATACCATCCTTTATAGCACCGGCTATAGTTTTCTGTAAATCTTTTAACTCATTTTCGTCCATATAATCTAATCCAATTTATAAAATACTTTACTTTTTAGAGTATAAATATTGCTATGTATAATATATTTATCGGAAAAGTAATATGAGTAGTTTTTTACAAGAGTATCAAAGACAGCCAAAACTGTTTATTGACTTACCTAGTCGTGGAAAATGGTATAACGACACTATAATTAAAGATGCCAATTATGAACAACTTCCAGTATTTGGTATGAATGCTATGGATGAAATAATGTTTAAAACTCCTGATTCTATGTATTCAGGAGAATCAACAGCTGAAGTAATTAGAAGTTGTATTCCATCAATTTTAGATCCTTGGCAACTAGTAGGATATGATATAGACTATATCCTAATAGCAATACGTATTGCAACATACGGTGACTCTATGCCTGCTGAAACAATATGTCCGTTTTGTGCAACTAGAGCTGAAAATGAAATAAGTCTTACAAAAATGTTAAGTGGATTTGCAAATTATGAAACTGAGTTTACATTTGAGTTAAACAATTTTACATTTCATCTAAGTCCTATTACATACAAGGCTAACACACAATT